CTGGTTGTGGTTCTGGTTCTGGTTCTGGTTCTGGTGCTGGTTCTGGAGCTGGTGCTGGAGCTGGTTCTGGTTCTGGTTCTGGAGCTGGTGCTGGAGCTGGTTCTGGTTCTGGTTCTGGAGCTGGTGCTGGTTCTGGAGCTGGTTCTGGTTCTGGAGCTGGTGCTGGTTCTGGTTCTGGTTCTGGTGCTGGTTCTGGAGCTGGTTCTGGTGCTGGTTCTGGAGCTGGTTCTGGTGCTGGTGCTGGTGCTGGTGCTGGTGCTGGTGCTGGTGCTGGTTCTGGAGCTGGTGCTGGAGCTGGAGCTGGTGCTGGTGCTGGTGCTGGAGCTGGTGCTGGTGCTGGAACTGGTGCTACACGAGCATAACGATCATCTAGATAATGTTGTATTGCATTTCGAACACCAACAGAAAATAGCTTAGGCATTTATTCTGTGTTTGGCATTTAAAAACGGAAGAATCTAAACGGAATAGATAGTAATTACAAGAATGGGAGATACAATTATCGGTGTCCAATTTGGCATCGCTAATCCTCAAGAAATTATCGCTCGAAGCGTAGTCGAGGTAATTACTGACAAGACTATCCAGTCACAGCAACCTGTACCTGGCGGTGTATTTGATCCCCATTTCGGAGTAATTGAGAATGGCAAGATCTGCCCTACCTGCAAACAAACTAATATTCTATGTCCTGGGCATTTCGGACATATTCAGCTCGCTCGCCCAGTATACCTTTATCAATTCCTAGATTCTATCCAAAAAATCCTTTCGGTTGTATGCATGAACTGCTCAAATCCTTATCTTCCAGATGAAGAGCTTGAGCGGATTTCGTTTAGTGCTAAAGGTATTGACCGATTCAACGCTGTTCGTGATCGTACTACTGCATATAAGCTGAAGGAACTGAAAGAGTCATCTGCGTGCCCTCATTGCGGCACGCCTTCAATCAAGCGCGTTGATAAGATTGAGGGTACGGTAGCGATTCTACAGGCATCAACTTACGATACGGAGGCAACACCTATTCTTCTTCAGCCTGAAATGGTTCTACGAACTTTCCAGCGCATTACTGATCGGCATGTTGATCTCATTGGATTCAACTCGAAGTTCAGTCGCCCAGACTGGATGATTTGTACTGTTTTGGCAGTTCCTCCTCTAACTGTACGCCCTTCAGTTATCATGGAAGATAATCAGCGTATGGAGGACGATTTGACTCACTGCCTCCTCAACATTGTTCGCAACAATCAGCGTCTGCGTGACAAGATTGATAAGGGCAGTTCGGCGGAGGATATCAACTACCATCTTGAGCTCGTACAGTACGATGTAGCGACTTATGTCGATAACGATATCAAGGGACTGCCACCTTCAGCCCAGCGTTCTGGACGCCCACTCAAAACTCTAAAATCTCGTCTTGGTGCCAAGACTGGTCGTGTTCGTGGTAACTTGATGGGTAAGCGTGTAGACTTCTCGGCTCGTTCAGTTATTACCCCAGATGCGAACATTGATCTCGATGAGCTTGGCGTGCCGGAAGAAATTGCTCGTAATCTTACTTTCCCCGAAATTGTCACAAGTTACAACCGCGATCGTCTAATGACTTATATTCGCAATGGTCCTGCAAAGTACCCCGGTGCAAAGTCCGTGTTCCTAAAGGACGATCAGCGGTCAGTAAGTTTGAAGTTCATTAATCCTGAAATGATTGATCTGAAGGAGGGAGATACTGTTCACCGTCATCTCATTGATGGCGATGTTGTACTCTTCAACCGCCAGCCGTCACTACACAAGGCGTCAATGGAGTGCCATCGTATTCGTGTGCTGCCATACTCTACTTTCCGCCTGAATGTAAGTGCTACGCGCCCATACAATGCCGATTTCGATGGAGATGAGATGAATATGCATGTTCCTCAAAGCATTGCTGCAGCCTCGGAGCTGAAGTACCTTGCTTCAGTTCTTCGCCAAATTATTTCGCCTCGTTTGGCTTCACCAATCATTCAAATCTTTCAAGATACGATGACGGGTTCATTCCGTATTTCTCAAGATTCAGTTCGTGTTCCTGAGCGCATTGCTATGAATATCATGGCGCGTATGAAAAAACCAATTTCAGCATACAAGCGCCAGAACCGTCTTCTCTCAGGAAAGGAAATCATTTCTACCGTATTCCCTCTCATGAACATCAACAGCTCAATCAAAGTCGAAAACGGTATTCTGAAATCGGGCGTTCTGCGCAAGGGTGCATTTGGATCTCCAGCTGAAGGTGCGATTCATGTGATCTACAACGATTTCGGTCCTAAGCGCGCGGCAGAGTTCATTAACGATATCCAAAATATTGTAACGAAGTATAATTTATTTTCGGGATTCTCGGTAGGTGCTTCTGATCTAATTGCGAACGCCGAGACGGACGAAAGTATCAAGAAGACGATCGTGGATGGAAAGGCGAAGATTGCAGATATCATGTCTTCAGTGCATAACGGTACCTTCATCAATATTTCAGGTCGTCAAGATGGCGAGGAACTTGAAAATAAGATCCTGAGCGTGCTGAAAGATATCAATAGCCAAATTAGCGAGGCGGTAAATAACAGTCTTTCAAAGGAGAATCGCATGGTACAGATGGTGAAGTCTGGCGCTAAGGGTGGTGATCTAAATATTACGCAGATGATGGCGTTGCTCGGACAGCAGTTCGTAGTAGGTAGGCGTATGCAGTACACTCTACAGGATCGTACTCTACCTCATTTCAGCCGATACGATGACGGAATGGAGTCTCGTGGATTCGTAGAGAACAGTTTCATTACTGGAATTCGTCCCGCCGAGTTCTTCTTCCACGCTATGGGTGGTCGTGAAGGTTTGATTGATACGGCTGTAAAGACATCCGATTCGGGTTACATCCAGCGCAAGCTCGTAAAAACTATGGAGGATCTGCATGTAGAGTATGACGGAACGGTTCGTAATGTGAATGGCGGTATTATTCAGTTCCATTATGGCGGCGACGGCGTTGACTCGGTGTGTGTAGAGATGCAAGAGTGTCTGCTTGGTCAGATGTCAATGGAACAGATTTACCGCGACTTCGGTCTTTCTCCCGACGATCTTCGTCCAATTCTGAGTGTGGATGTAGGTGACGACATTCCCGATAATGTAGACCAGATTTTGAAAGATCGCGATGTGTTTGTAAAGAATGTTCTGCGATACGGAAAGAAGGATAAGGTTTCAAGCCCTGTAAACTTCCATCGTCTAGTTCAGAAGTATAAAAACGATTACTCTGTAAAGACCGATCTAACTCCTCGGTATGTCGTTGACGAACTCAATACTCTTTCTTCAAACTCGATTATTCGCCACAACAAACTGTTCCAGATTCTTATGCGCTTCCATCTGTCTCCAAAGAAGGTTATTGTAAACATGCGCCTCACTCGCGATCTATTTGATGAACTACTCAAGGATGTATCGTTCAAGTATTCGAAAGCGATGGTTCATGCTGGTGAAATGGTCGGAACGCTCGGCGCTCAGTCCATTGGTGAGCCAACGACGCAGCTTACACTGAACACTTTCCATTCTGCTGGAACAGCTAAGGCGAACGCTACGGCGGGTGTACCTCGTATCATTGAGCTTCTATCAGTTTCACACAATCCCAAGAATCCTTCAAATACGGTATATCTCGATGCGAGCATTGCTGGATCACAAGATTCGGCGATTTACAAGGCTAAGGAGATCCAAAAGACGACTCTGCGCGATATCACGAAGTCGGTGCGCATTTACTACGATCCCAATCCTCTCTCATCCAACTCGCTGATTCAGGAAGATCGCGATATTCTCGTATCGTACGAGAAGTTTTCGGTCACGCAGGGACAGACTTGTGCCTCTCCATGGATGATTCGTTTAGAGTTTGACCGTCAGGAAATGGCAGCTCGTCATGTGATTGATATGACCATGATTCGTACCAAGATCGAGAACAATAAAGTTCTAAAGGTATTTGACTGCATTCATTCAGACACGAACGCTCCCGACAAACTTGTGATGCGCATCGTGTTTGGATCGGATACGGTCAAGAACGCTCTATCTCTCCGTTTCATTGAAGATAAGCTTCTCGATACGGTTCTTACGGGCGTAGACGGAATTGGGCGCGTATTCCCTCGCGAAGTCATCAACGAGCTTCTGTACGACGAAAAGATGGGAGGGTATACTGCTACAAAACAGTATGTTCTCGATGTTGAGGGCGCTAACCTTCTTGATCTGTCTGTCCTACCGAATGTGGATCCTTACCGCACATTCTCTGACGATATTCATGAAATCCTCGATGTGTTTGGAATTGAGACGGTTCGTGGAGCACTGCAGGAAGAGTTCGCGAGTGTACTTTCAGCTGCTGACGGTGTAGATTACCACCATCTCATTATGCTCGTAGACGCAATGACTTACCCTGGATTCATTCTACAGGTTGATCGGTTTGGAATGAATAAGAATGTTGAGAACGGTGTACTTGCGAAATCATCGTTCGAGGAGACTTCCAAGATTCTCTTCAATGCGGCAATCGCAGGAGAGTTTGATAATATGAAAGGCGTCTCTGCGAACATCATGTTCGGACAGAAGCCTCCATGTGGAACTGGATTTGTGGATATTCTCATTGACGAAACCAAGTTGCCAGACGGAACCGAAGAGGATCATACGGTATTTGAAGCCGAACGCCAAGCCGTGAATGCTCTCATTGAGCAGGAACAGTCGAAGGATAATATTGTGAGCATGGCGGATATCATGATGGAATAAATATAAGGATGATAACTCTGAAAAGTAGCGGAGTTACACAAACCATAAATCAATTAATTTATAATGCGCGAATGTGTTATGGTATCATACCCACAGTCACAAAAATAGAATTTTTAAATTGGATAAAATCAATTCGTGCAGAACTTATGAGCATTATTGTAAATCTTGATGAATTACATCACCAACTCCACGACCCACCGAATCCTGAATGATACACAGCTAACGAATCAGGATACTTTTCAGTTAAACAATTATGTAATAATTTTTGATCTCCAGTAATGCACTGATTCGGCTGACCTTTACGGTACTCTGAATCATTGACCATAAAGGGATAAATTTTGGAAGTTGGGATTACATGTACATTATCACGAGGCTTGATTCCGCTACGGAAAAAGTACGGTCCAGTCGTTTGGTTGATTTTGACATTATCAAAATCTATTTCTTCAAGTGTGGCGGTATGTAACAAACGCTTGAGAGGAATACAGCCGGGAATACACGCAAAGAATCCGTTGGACATATACTTACCAACTTCGGATTTACATTTCAGTTCACACGGATCTTCATTGGCAACAATTAAATCAAAATTCGAATGTTTTTTAATATATGCACAAAACTCGGGACTGATTTCAAAGAGGGAATCCATATACACTCCTCCAAACCGATGCATAATCTCGTACCTCGCTAAATCTGCAACTTGTGCGAATCGCGACTGACCAATATCTTCTCCCGTTTCAATCGCTGTGCGCATATAGTACCAAGTTAAAGGGAAGTTCTCGAGAGTCAGTTCATCATTCGTCCATAACTTATACTGGAACCCAGACGCTTCAGCTACCTTTTTGACTCCAGCCATCAAATTGTACCGAACTGTAGTTTTAGCTAACGGAGTTCCGAACCAAATTTGGTGGATAATGGGAGTTATAGTTTTGGAGTATTTGAGATACGGTTTCTCATGGAAGTAATGTTCGCGCTCGAGTTTGCGTAGAGAAGAACCCTTATTCTTGTAAATCTTGTTACAGATATCTTGTGTAGCTTTATAGAACTGTAACTGTTCCTTCTTTTCAGAAAGTTCGGCAGGAGTTAGAGTATGTCCTCCTGCAAAAAACTTAGCTTGGGGAAATCGCTCTTTAACCATACGGTGAACTTTACGATGATGAGCGTGTCCATACTCTCCCGTCTCATTATGAGTCAAAACTAACTTCCACTCTTTTCGAGAAAGTTCATTTAAAGCCTTTTCAAAGAGTGAACCGTCATACAATTCATCAGCTTCTTCATCTTCTTCGACATACTTATCTTCGACATCAAACATCATGAATTTAGTGACGGCAGCATAAGACATAGTACGGAAAAATTCACGGGATCGTGTGGGGTTACTTATGTTCGACGAACAAACCACAAACCATCCTGATTGTAACATTAGGTTGAGTCCACCCCAAAGAACTTCGTCATCGGGATGGGCGACAATAAGTAATTTGTCGACTTCCATTATTTATTCATTAGAGATCGTTTAGTTGAACTTTAGTTAGAGTACGCTAGACCGCCCATTCCTGACATGATGCGGAGGATGTTGTAGTTGACGGCATATACACGGACATCCCATGTCTGATCAGAGTCAGGGCTTACTACAACTGCTGTACCATCAGGCTCAGCGCCCGCCATGTTGATTACAAGTGTAGCTGTATCAATGCGAGAGAAGTTGCATGTGCCTGAAGGCTGGTGCTCCTCTGGACGGAGGGCAAATGAGTATGAGTAAATACCATACTGGATTCGGTAGTCAGTATATCCAACATCTCCGCCAGCTCCAGTGTGGTGCTGGTAAGGCTGGACCTTGTGGAAATAGTCGCCATAGCGCTTATCGAGACGGTCCTGTCCGTTGATCTGTAGCCACTGCTCGTATACGGCATTGCGGTTGTATGTGAATGGGCGTAGACGAGTACCAGCTCCCGCAAGGCGGCAGTCCGTGTAGTTAGACGGCTGGACAACCCATACGAGCTCCTTGACAGGGTGGTTGAAGGTGAGGTCAATGCGGTTGTTGTAGGATGAAATACCCTTGTCCTCGTTGTACTGAGACTGCTCAATGAGGTACTCGTGGCTCTGCTGAGCCATACGACGGCGCTCCTCCGTATCGAGGTAGATGTAGTCAACATATACCGCTGCCTGCAAAGGCTGAGGCGTGGTTGTAGTAGCTGCGATAAAGTTACCAGCAATGAACTTCTGGTCATTCCACTGGATATTGAGCTTGACCTCGTGGTACTGTAGAGCAATTAGAGGTAGAGCAGCACCGGGGTTCTTAGTGTAGAAGAACGGTAGTGGAATGTAGCAAACTGTGGGCATTGCTAGACGACCAGTGGCACATGGAATGACTGGAGTTAACGTGTGTGAACCTCCGCTGGGAAAATCCGCATTGACTAAGCTGTAATTGTTAATTCCCTTTGCATAGTCATGGCTTAGTATCATCCACAGATACATCCACTCGCCGTACAAACGGTCAATGAGCTGTCCGCCAATATCGAGCTCGACATACTTGACAAGGTTGTAACCTAGACGACCCTGATCGCAGTTGTAAGTTCCGGGGGCTAGAACGACCTCAATGTAAGTGGAGTATAGAAGATCGGCATGGCGACCTAGAATAGCAGAGTGCTTGACTCCCCAGTTCGCCTGTCCTGTTAGATTGACGCGAAAAGGCTCCATCGCAAAATTGGTGTGGCGCTTGAACAGACCCTTCCAGAAGGTAATCTGGGGATTCCCAGAAAGATATGCATCTTGGGCACCATAGGCTACAAGTTGCAGAAGGCCTCCCCCCATGATGTATTTATATGTTCTTTACACTCTTTTTTTCTGAAAATGCCTACTTACGATGACGACGAGTCTTGCCTCCCTTGCGACCCTTGCGGCGTCCACCCATTACAGCA